GTAGTGTATGCCAATCCAGCTACAGCAGCACCACTTAAAAACTGAGTGGTTGCTATAGAAACTGTGGTTGCATCAGTGACACTATCAATAACAGCCTCCCCTACAGTGTTCCCAGCCCCAACATAAATTACTGCTCCCACAAATGCTGAGCTGAAAGATGTTCCAGATCCAGTAATAACTTTGGTAGAATAATTAAGAGAGATAGTCCCAGGTGAGTAAATACTATCTGCTTTTCCCCAAAGAGCCATATGCCTTACCTAAATTAATTTGTTTCCTAAATTTATTTATAAAAAAGGGGGAAATCCAATTTCCCCCTCAGTGAATTATTATTTTTTACCTAATCAACATTCTTTTAAAAGAGCTTCCCTTACCATCTTGGCAATGACATCATCAATATCATTGTCAGTGGTCTTAACATACCTATCAATGAGTTCACACACAAGTCTTTTGACTTGGCAAGAATTCATTGCAGTAAAAAGAATTGGTTTTACGGCAGATACTAAAATAGACATAATTTTAAAAAATAACTACTAGATTATTTATCCTTTAGAACCTTTTAAAACATCACTTGCTTTTTTGGCAAGTTTATCCTCCTTTTGACCCCTCTTCAATTTTCTATTTGCCTCAGGTGCTGCTTCTTTTTGCTTTGGTGGTTCTGATCCCATGGGACTTGAGGATTTTCTTGTTGAAGAAGTTCCTCTAGTTTGTCTAAGAATTTTTTCAGCCTCTTGCTCTAATCTTTCTGATCTTTTTTGTTTCATTTCTGCTGCCTTTTTTTGGGCAGGAGTCATTTCGGTTTTTCTTCTTTCTGAAGCAGGTTTTAGTCTAGTTTTCTTTGGGTCAAAAACTCCCTCAGAAAGATCATATCTATTTTCAAGATAAGAAAGAATTGCCTCTTCTGATGCTGGGGACAATTTAGCAGTAGCTCTTGCCTTTGCAACCTGAAGATCTGAAAGTTCTTTTCTTACTTGTGCCTGTGCTGCTCTCCTTTTTGCAGACTGTAAAGGGTCTGGCTTCATTGTTTGAGCATCACCTTTTGGAGGAATCATTGTAGAATCTGCTTCATCAAGTAAGTGTGAAAGAATGATGTCGTAAACAGAAACCTCTTCTTTTTGTGCCTGTCTCATCAGGTTTCTAGATGCTACTTCTCTTGATTTATTAAATGCTTTACGACCTTGTTCTAATTTTTCCATACCACTCTTTCTAGGAGATTTTGGTAATGGAGTTAGTGGTTGAGGTTTCTTAAACTCGCCACGTATTCTTGTGACTTTACTTCTTCTACCATCATTAAACTTAACATACTCTGCTTCATCAAGTTCTTCCGCTGATTCATAAATTTCCGAAACCTCATCCCAGGTGAACTTCGATAGATCATAACCTTCATCCAGAAGTTCCTCTACCCATGCTTCAACTTCTTCTTTGAGTTTTGGATTAATTTCAATTTTATTTTTTAGACCCTTTCTAACATCTACTCTTTCATTTTTATCATTTTTACTATGAAGTTCTCTCTCTTCTTTAACTTTCTTTTTAAATTTTCCAGACACCTCTCCAGGTTCATATCCTACACCATCCCCATCATCATCCCACCATCTTTTTGATTTACTCTTTTTTTCCTTAGACTCTTCTTCGGAACCTTCTTTATGTTTTTTTTCTTTAGGTTCTTCTTTTTCTTCCTTTTCTTTCTTTTCTTCAGACACTACATAAGGATCTCCCATTTCAAAATATGGAGATCTAATTTCTTCGTATGCTTTCGCCCAAATGTTAGTCATTGATTTTTAAAATACTTTTTTCTATTTATTATGAGTAGACTTCAGAGACATCTTTAATCCAAGATTTGAACATAAATCCATCTTCTGTTACACAAATCAAATGATTTGCTCCAGATCTAATGATTTCACCTCTAAGACCAGTAGTTGAACTTTCCACAATTGATCCTACTTTAAATAAGTTTCCAAAGATGTAGTTTTCCCTCAAACCTTTCCAATCTAATTCTGGAGAAATTGCCCAAGTTTCTTTCACTTCCAAAGAACCTCCAAGATCATCAAATAATTTTTTTGTCCCCTTAAATGATGATGGCATCATCTTTTTAAAAGAATCATAATCTCCAGATGCTGCTGCTTTTCTTGCTGCTGCAGAAGATTCTTCAGGATCTTTTGCTCCAGCAGAAACTACATTAATTGAGTTGTATTGATATGTAGATCCATTTTGCTTTGCGGATAAGCTATCAATTTCAGCAACTCTTTCTGCGCCAACAACAATATTAACTGCAGTATATCCCTCTTGATTTAAAAATGTAAGGACATCAAAAATAGTTTTAAATTCATCACTATCAATTATTCTATCTGCATATTGAGGAAACATTTCCTTCATATACTCAATTTTAACTTCTGGAGAAAGTGGATTCTTTTTTCCATCTTGAGATCTACTGGGGAAAATATAAAAATTTCCTCCAGAAGATGTTTGTTGTAAAGCATTCAATAAGTTTAAATGTCCCTTTGTTGGAGGATTAAATTTACCAAATGCAATAGTAACAACCTCGCCTCTAACATCTTGTCTAGGTTCTGCACTGCCTCTTTTAGATGATCCTGAAGTTTCTGACTTTTTAGTTAATCTTTCTGAAGATTGTTTTGTTGCAGATCCCAATCTTTTGGGAGCAGATTTAAATTTCTTAGTCTTTGTTTTTTTTACATCAGACGATGTTGCATTTGATTCATTATCCTCATCGCCTTTCTTCTTTTCTTTACCTCGCAAAAACTCTAATTTACCCTTGTAAGTTTTTGCCTTTTTATCTCCTTGTTTATCCATCCAATATCCATGCCCATCTCCAACTAACCCCAACTTTTTAGCCTGTTGGGAAGCTTGAGATGTTCTTGCTTCTGATAGAAATTCTAAGAATCTTTTCATTTATTGATTTCTGAATATATCAAGTCTTGGTTACTACGAATATAGTGCAGTCCAAGTTTTTGCAATTGTAAGTATTTATCTTTCTTTTCTTTTGGATCTCTATTTTGCTCTACAAAAATTACATAGAACCTGCAAAAATTATCAATACATTTACTCTTTGTTTGCTTAACCTTAATGTGCCTCTTAAAGATTGGAATAAGTTCCTTGATGAAATCTTCCATTAGGAAAGTAAGTTAAAAATGTCTCTTTCACTATTTACCTCAACTCCACACTCTTCAGTAAACTTCTCAAGATCTTTTCTAGATGGATTTGCAATTCTTTCTCTTGCCATAGCATGATAATCATCAGACAAATCAAACCCAATATAGTCATGACCAAGAAGAGTAGCAGCAAGACCAGTTGTACCTGAACCACTATAAGGATCAAGAACAACACCAGGAGTTTCCATCACTGCTTGGATGCAGCGAAGTGGAAGCACAATAGGGAATGGCGCAGGATGAGGATTCTTCATCTCAGGACCAAACTTCCAAACTGATCCATAGTTTACAGACCTTCTAGGAAGTTTTGGACGCTTTGCACCCTTACACAACCAATAGATTCTCTCATCAATCTGAGTGAACCTGTATCCAGAAATCTCAGGACCACTGCCCCTGTTCCAGATAATCTCTTCCCTGATGTGCCACTTAGTTTTAGGCAACCACTGCCAAGGAGAAGTTGCATTACCTTCAAGGTATCTCACTTTATGGTTGTAGAACAAAGAACCACCTTCTTTGGTTTTATCAAAGAGAACATTCAGCAGTTCAATTTGCTGCTCTTGATAAACATCTTCTGGAAGAGAATCATCAAACTTATCATATTCAATTTTACGAAACAAACCACCACCAATCTTTTGTTTGTTGTATGGTGGTGAAGTTACTGTACAATCAATGGAGTTATCATCAAGTTGTTTTGCCAACTCAATGCAGTCTCCAATTCTTAAGTCAAACATAAGCTATTTTCTCAAACATAATACCCATTTTTTCAGAACTTGTTACATGCTTTCCTTTGCTGTCTATTCTTGATGCATGTTTTCCTTTACTCTTTATTATAGCAGAAGATACTGTAGATCCAAGTTTTGGTTCTGGTGCTCCAGTGCTTTTATTAATACCCAATGAAAATAAACTTATTCCAGAAAATCTTAAAAAAGCATTTGCAAAATCTTTTATCATGTCTTGGTTTTGTGGCAACTTAGACCAATCTTCAATTGCCCTCTCTGACATTTTATACATTAAGTCTGTCATACTGTTATAGGATACATTTCCCATCATTTGGTCTATTTTTCCTTTAAGTATTTTATTTGTTTTTTCAAAAGATTGAATATAATCAAGAATACTTTTTAGTTCTTGATTCAAATTAGATAACTTGTCTTGCAATACAACTTCTGTAGCTCCTTGAACGGCACCTTCTTCATCTAAAATTTCAAAAATTTCAAAAAGTTTTTTTAAATCAGAGCGTTTATTACAGTAATTTTTAAATTTTACAATTTCTACTAATTGCTTTGGTTTTACTGTATTAGTTACACCTGAACCTTTTTTAACAGATATTTTTTTATCTCCTACAGTAAAATCTATTCCAGGTTCTGTAGATGATGTTGGTATATCTACACTATCAGAATCATCAACTTCTATACCTTTAGTATGTGGTAAATAAATTGGTCCAAAAATTTCTGCACCATAAACTTCTATTTCTTTTATATCATCACTTTTAATTTTCATAGATGAAAAATTTGGAAATGACTTTTGATTACTATCAAAATAATTACATAAAAATATTAAGTACGAAAAATAATTAGAAAGATAAGAAATATCACCTTTTTCTTTAGATAATAATTCACCTCTTTTTTCAGTTATTTGGGATATTAACTTTTTTTTATACGAAGTAATGCTATTAAATTTTCCTTCAACTCCTAAATCTTTAGGTTTTAGAGATAATGACGCCATAAGATAATTAATAAACTCCTTATAATTATCTATAAAATAAAAAAGAGACCTGTGAAGGTCTCTCTATTATACCACTATTTAAAATTTAAATCAATCATTTACCGTGATACCAACCCTTCCCAGCATCTTGTTGAGAACCACCAGTTTTTTCTGCTTCCTTTGCTCTACGCTTAGCCATTCCCATCTTTACTACACGATCAAAACTTTTTCCATCTTTACCAAGATTTGGTCTCAGAGATGCTTGTTTCTTATCAACTTTTTGATATGGGAATGGTTTTTCACCTTCAGTAATGACTTCATCAACAATACTATCTCTCCACTCTTCACTCATATTCACCATAATTGCTTCTGCTGCTTCTGGTGTTTCAGCATATCCTTCATCAAGAAGGTGTGAAAGAACTACATCATAGATATCTACTTGTTCTTTCCAGGCATTTGGTTTTTCTCTGGTTGGAGTTAAACCTGCTCTTCTTGCTGCCTTGTTTCCAGTTCCACCAGTTCCAGAATATGATTTTGGACGATTTTTACCAGAAGTTGAAGGAGTAGGAGGAGTTCCACCAAGCCCTTCTTTATCAGAACGACTAATATGCTTGATTTGGGAAACAGTACTTCCTTGTCCTGGTTTTGCTCTACCAGAAGCAGTGGAACGCTTAGCAATCATTTCTGCTGCTTTTGCTTTACCTTTTTCACTGGTGATTTCTTCATCAACCCTTTCAGGATTATACATTTCAAAATATGATTCTTGTAAATTACGGAGTTCTTTACCAGTCATTTTTTTTTGATTTTATAATTTTATTTATAAAATCTTATCACCTATCATCATTAGTGCGATGTTCTGAGTAGAATACACTAAACGCTCCCTCAGGATAACGCTTCAGAAGTTTATCTACATTCCTCGAAACAACATAATCAAGAGGAACTTCAAGAGCAATACATGCTTGCATAACATACCACATCAGATCACCAAGTTCAGTGATCAGGTGATCTTTATTGTCTTCATTCCAAGGTTTGCCTTGGAAGATCATCTTCTTAACAATCTCAAGGAACTCACCACCTTCAGCATTAATACCAACACCAGCAGTAAGAAGGCGTTCAATGTTTGCACCTTTACGATCAAGTTCTACAATACGATCTGAAAAAAATACAAAATCTTTAGATGCATCTGAAGTTACTGCATCAACAAAACTTTGGTACTTGTTAAAATCAACTTTATCAATCATGAGAATTTAAATCCTGAAAATTTACTTTGTTTTGTTTCTTCTTTATCATTATACTCTTCATCATTGCCTGAGTCAAGAATATCATCCTGAGCTTTTTGTTCGCAATCATAAAGACGCATTTTTGCCCTATCTATTCCAACAACAAACCTCTTGTTAATGGTAGGATCATTATATCTATTCTTTAATTGCTTTACCATAATTTGACCCAACTGTTCTAACTCTTCTGTACTAATAAGTGCAAACATAAGATCAGCAGTGGCAGGCAGACCAAAAGACTCACTAGTGTCAGTTAATTCTACATCAGAATTACCGTAACCGCTGCGTGTAGTCTGTGTGGCGCTGACAATTGGAACATCCATTTCAACAGCAAGACCTCTAAGTTCTTCTGCAATTGCTTTAATATAAGAGTAAGAGTTGACAGAAAAATTACTCTTATATCTACTAGAGGCACAAATATTCAAGTAGTCAATAAAAATAATATCTGGTCTAAATGATTTTTTGAGAGCAAGTTCATTAACTAGTGCCTTAAAGTGTCCACTATGAGCAGAAGCAGTTGGGTACTCTTTGATGATAAGAGTTCCTTGTGTTTTCTTTGAAATATTTGAAACCTTAGTCTCAAACATTTGTCTTGGAAGTTCTACAATATCTTTGATATTGACATTTAAAAGATTTGCATCAATTCTTTCTGCAATTCTTTCTTCTGCCATTTCAAGAGTTATATAAAGAACATTCTTACCTTGCAGCAAAACAGAACTAGCTACATGGCACATAAACAAAGATTTGCCCACACCTGTACCAGCAAGAGCTATGTTTAGTGTCTTGTTAGGCAATCCTCCCTTTGTAATTTTATTAAAATAATCTAAGTCAAAGGAAATTTTATTTTCTTTTCTATGATAAGAGCCATATCTTTCTTGAAAATCTTGTAGATAATCATGTCCAATGTGATTATCAAATCCTACTGCAAGTGCCTCTTGTAAAATTGAAGGGATAGCATCTCTAGACTTTTTTTCATCTTGACCATCAGCAATCTTAATAGATTGCATTAGGGCAAGATAAATTGCTCTATCTCTACACCATTTTTCTGTAGTGTCAACTAACCATTCTTTATCTGCAGGATCATTGTTTAATTTAGAAATATAATCGCAAATAGTCTTATAGGTATCTCCAGTTACATCTGTCCTTTTTTCAGTTTCAATTAATAAAACTTCTTTGGTAGCAAGATCATCATAAGATACTACAAACTTACAAATCTCCTCAAAAACTACTTTCTCATGAAGATCTTCAAAATATTCAGTTTTAATAAAAGGCAATACTTTCCTACAATAATCATTGTTGAAAAGTAAGTTTCTGAGAATTGTAGTTTCTACTCTTTCCATCATTTATAATGCAAATATCCAGTTAAAATATACTTTGGACCACTTATTGGAGGCTCACCTTTATGGGGAAACATCCACAGAGGAGGGAACATTACCAATCTACCTTTCTTTGGTGTAATTGTTGTTCCAGAAAAAACTGTTGCCCCCCCTTGTTCTACATCATTTAAATACCAAAGAAATGATAAAAATCTTCTGGCACTTACATAATCTTGGACATCAACATGAGTATTGAACATGTCATCACCCCCAGGATTATATTTTTTAATTCTAAATTGTTCAAATGCATGTGACTCTGGAAAAACTCTTTTGTCTACAAACTCATAATACTTATCTTTATACTTGAAAGCATTTTTAATCACTTCATTGTGAACTAATTTAGTAGTGTCATTATGATTGCAGTTTTCTGTTAGATTTAATTGAGTGAAATTTGGAGTATAATTATTCTCTATCCTTTCATGTTTGGGGATGCGCTCATAGATTTGCTCAACTAATAAATCACAAATTTCAGGTTCAAGAGCATCATCATATATTTGTATTAAATCAGTTAAATCAACCATTTTGAGTAATGTAAAAAATATCTGGATAATTTTTATTTTCTGCTCTATATCGCAACTGTCTTAAAGTCAATCCCTTTGAACCTCCATTTTTAAAACATTTTGAAGCGTCATCCCAAATTATACCAAAAACAGAAATTTTTTTTGAGTTGTAATTTGAAACTTTTGATTTAATATCACTTATAAGTTTTCTAGATTGTATAGAATTAATTTTTCCTAATTTATTAAGTTTTAAACTTTGTTCTCTTTTTTTATTTTTATATTCTTCATTTTGATGTGATTCAATCCATTTTTTAGATTTTTTCCTAGAATTATCTATTTTTTCTTTATCTCTAAAATATCTAAAAACTTGGTTTTCATAAATTTTCTTTTGTTCTTCTTCAGAAAGATTTCCACCTAAAACTTGATAAGCATAAAGGTCTTGAATTTTTCCATAAACCAACCATCTTCTATAGTGAACCTCTTGATGAATATTTCTAGGCAACTTTACTAAGTTATTTGAATCATCAGAACCACCTTCAAATTTTGGAATTATATGATGTTTATCTATAAACATTTTAGTGTGGTAACAAACCATACTTATTTATATTAGTTTCCATATTTATATTCTTTTCCAGCAGCTTCATCTAAAGCTTGAAGAATTTCTGGAGTAAAATATTTTTCTGGATTATCCATAATAGTTTTTGCATAATGAGTTGTGCCATCTGAAGTTTCATATCTTGTACCAACTTTCTTAAAAATTCCATACTTTTCACCCAAATCCAACAACCCATAATACTTATCTAAACCACGTTCATCATAATAGAGACGAACTTCAACTTCTTTATTTTCTTTACTCAATCTAGATTTTTGCGTCTTACATTTAATAATATTACCTACAACTTCTGTCCCATCTTTTTCTTTCTTTTTGGAAAGATAAATGATAGTTGATGCAGCATATTTAAGGCCAGAACCTCCAGATTGTTCTTGAGTTGGCACATATGAACCAACAACAGAATATAAGTGATTAGTAACAATCATAGGAATTTTTGCTTGTCCAAGTTTTAGAGTAAGCATTCTAAATGCTCCCTTGACTAATTGGGATTTAGTCATATCTCTGACTTGCTTATCATTCAGAGCATCCTCTATTTCCTTTTCTGTAGAAAGCATCCCCAGAGAGTCTAAAACAAATATACAAGGTTTACGTTCTTCCTCCTTCTTTTTGAGATAAAGATCTACTGCCTTCAATGCCTTTGTTCTAAATTCTTCAATTGTGACTACATTAACTACAACAACCCTA